CGTCGCCCTCACGTGGGAGGATGCGGTGCGCGCCGCCGCTTCCCTGTCAGACCCGGACAAGTGCCCCGCCTGCGACGGCGAGGGAGAGCATGACGGGGCGGAGTGCGGCCTGTGCCGCGGCACCGGGAAGATCCGCACCAGGGACGGGGCCTCGCTCCAGCGCGCCTGCGAGCTGCTCGGCGGCCATGACCGCGACAGAACCGGCTACCTGGACACGCTCCTTTCCCTGGAGGCCTCGCAAGTCACCCGCCCCGTGCCCGGCTCGAAGCGCCTCGCGGACCTGGAGCCCGGCACTGTCATCCGCATCGACTCCTCAGGGGACGCATGGGCCCGGGCGGAGATGAACGGGACGGATGCGGGCCTGGAGTTCCTCCGCCTCAACGGCCGCGCCCGGGCCATGCTCGGCCTCTCGCTCGGCCGCCGCCGCGTCGCCGTCCCCTGCGACGGCTGCGACCGGATGACCCTCGTCCAGCGGGAAGCTCTCGCGGGCGGCTACGAGCCGGTGGCCCGCTGCACGAACTGCCCGGAAACCTACATCGGCGCGCAGTTCGAGCTCCTCATGGGCCGTGAGTACTCGGCCACCGTGCAGGCGCAGGGAAAGGCCTCCTGACACGCCAGCGCGCCAGATTGCCGTAACCGCAGAACTCGTGTAATGCTAGTGACCACCACAAGTGTCGCCGCTCGCAGCCGGAAGGCTGAGGGCGGCGTTCTCGCGTTCACGGGGGTGATGATGCCCCCCCGCCCGACGCTCGAGCCTGACGACCTCATGACCCCCTCGGCTGCCTCGGTCATCCTCCGCGTCCCGGTGAACCGGCTGCGCGTCTGGATACACCGCAGCGGGGAAATCCTCGGCCGCAAAGTCGAGCCGGTCGGGCACCTCGGGCGCTGGCCCGCCTACGACTTCAACGACCTCGCGGCACTCGACGCGGCGATGCGCGCCAGGCACCGGACGGAAGCGGCCTCCGCAGAAGCCGCATGACAGTCACCGTCCTCGAGCACGACGGCACCCATTACGCCCAGGTCCCCTTCGAGGACGCTCTCCTCCCCTGCTGCACCCCCGGTCACCCTGACCCTCATGAGGCTGCAGGGCATGCGCTGAAACTGGTGCGGGAGATCGGGCGGAAGGCGTCGCCTGAGCCATGCAAGGACTTACCGACCGGAGGAACCCATGGCGGAGGGAACCCGAGGCGGAAACGGCCGCTTCATCCGCACCGCGAACAGCGCCAAGCGTGACGCTGAGGCTGCCGCCCTCCGTGCCTGCGGCTACAGCTTCCAGCGGATCGCCGACGAGCTCGGCTTCGCTTCCAAAGGCAAAGCACACGAAGCCGTCACGCGCGCCTTCGCGGACATCCCCGGCGAGGAAGCCCGGCAGGCGAAGCAGTTGGACCTCGAGCGCATCGACCGGCTCATCGAGCAGGCCTGGGAAATCATGCTGACCACGCACGTCGCGGTCTCGAATGGCCGGGTTGTCGGCAAGCAGGTCGGCTGGCAGAAGGACCCGGACACGGGCGAGACTCTCCGGGACCCCGACGGTGCGCCGCTCCCGCTGTACGAGGATGTCCTTGACGACGGCCCGAGGGCTGTCGCGATCCGCGAGATCCGCGCACTGCTCGAGCGGCGCGCGAAGATGATCGGCTACGACGCCCCGGCACAGTCCCGTGTTGAGGTCATCACCGATGACGTGGTGAACGCGGAGATTGCCCGGCTGACCGCCGCGCTCGGAGAGGCAGATGCCGCCGCTCGTCCTGGCGTCACCTGACAGGCTGCGCCTCCTCGCCGAACTCCGCGAGCGCAAGCGCCTCGCGGACGAGGAAGCACTCCGCAATGTCGACGCGTTCAGGCTGCTCGGGTACGAGCCGATCTGCCTGCCCCGCGATGAGGCCCGCAAGCGCGGCGACCTCATCATTCCGGAGCCGTGCGGCCAGTGCCCGCAGGAACTGTTCCACTCAGCCACCGAGGATGATGTCCTGTACGGAGGGGCGGCGGGCGGCGGGAAGACGGCCGCGATCGTCGCCGAGGCGCTGCGGGCCTGCGCGAAGTACCCCGGCATCCGGGTCCTGATCCTGCGCCGCTCCTATGACGAACTCGCCGAGTCGATCTACCCGGAGTTCCAGCGGTTCGCGTGGGGCGAGGCTCTCGGCGGCCGGCTGAACAAGACGGAGAAGGAAGTCACCTTCCCGAACCGCTCGCTGATCCGGCTGCGCTACATGGAGACGCTCGATGACGCGTCCCGCCGGCAGGGCGGCGCGTACCAGCTCGTGTTCGTAGACGAGCGCACCCTGCTTGCCCCCGGCATCGTGGACGTGATCGCGCTCGAGCGGCTCCGGTCGGCGCACGGCGTCCCGGTCATCGGCATCCGGTCGACGAGCAACCCCGGCGGTCCTGGTCACGGCGAGGTCCGCGCCCGGTACATCGACCCGACGGAGCACGGCCGGAAGGTCGTCACGGACGACCACGGCCTTACGGTGCGGTTCATCCCCGCGAAGGCCACGGATAACCCGCACCTGGACGAGGCGTACTTCCGGCGTCTCGACGCGATCCCCGATCCCGCGCGGCGGGCGGCGATGCGCGACGGCGACTGGGGCCAGTTCGCCGGGCAGATGTTCCCCGAGCTCCGGTGGGACCGGCACTCTGTCGACCCGTTCACGCTGCCGGGATCGTGGCGGCGGTACTGCTCGGTTGACTGGGGCTACACGGCCCCGTGGGCGGTGCTGTGGGGCGCGGCCGACGAGGACGGCCGGCTGTGGGCTTACCGGGAGATTTACGAGACGCAGGTCGGCGAGGCTGAGCAGGCGAGGCGCATCCTGGCGGCCGAAGCCGAGGACGAGCACATCGCGGCCCGTCTCGGTGATGACGCGATGTGGGCCACCAGGGGCGACGCTAAGCCCATCTCGCAGGTCTACGCGGAGAACGGCGTCTACCTGGCCCCGGCCGGCAAGGGCCCCGGCTCGAGAGTGTCCGGATGGCAGCGCGTCCACTCCTACCTCGCCGAGGGACCGGCCTGCCTGATCCACCGGGCGATGGGCTGGGAAACCTGCCCGATGATCCACTTCTTCCGGACGCTGCCTAAGACATGGTGGGAACTGTCCAACCTGCCGCACGCCAAGCGCGGCGATCCTGAGGACGCCGACTCCAGTGCGCCCGACCACCTCATGGACGCATTGAGGTACTGGCTATTGAACGTCGGCGGCGGTGCGGAAGCGTGGATCAACTGGGCGCGGAAGAAAGCCGAGGCGGCCGCACGGGACGGCGCGGATGCACCGGAGAGCGCGAAGACCGAACCTGAGCCTCAACCCGAACCGGAAGCCGTTCCCCTTGATCCTGTAGCCGCCCGTAAGGCCGCGAGAGACGCGGCGTTCAGGGCGCAGGCGAGGTAGCTACAGCCATCCCTTCGTCGCCCGTCCGACAGCACGGCGCGTCTTGCGGCGGCCGATGCGCTTGCCGAGACCGAGGAGACCGCCGCGCTGGAAGGCGAGCAGGTCGCCAAGGGTTCGGTCGGTGAGGTACAGGTTCCGCTCTGCGGTGCGGAGGCCGGATCGTCTGCGTCCCATGGATTCAAGGATACCGGAAAGTGTTTGCGCGTAAACGGGTATTCTAGGATCATGCCGAGACCGAGAAGCCCCGAGGGCAAGCACGTCACGATGTCCGCCCGGTTCACCGACGCCGAAGCCGAGCTGATCGACGCGGCACGCGGCATCGAGGACCGCAACACCTGGCTCCGCCGCGCTGCCCTCGTCGCCGTTGAACTCCAGCGGGCCCCGGCAGGATGCGCGGACAGGCAGGCAGAGGCCGTCAGGCAGAACCATGCTGCCCGGCTCGGCGACTGCCCGCACCCGAAAGCCCGCGTCAACAAGGGACTGTGCGGTGCCTGCGGGACCTACGTGGGCAATCAGGCCTAAGCTGGCCGCATGGCCCCCGCCAAGCGCTACTGGCACATATTCCGCGAGCCCCCCTCGGGCCGCGAGCGGAAACGGCTGCTGAACCGCTCCGCCTCCTGCGGGCTGTGCGGCAAGCCGCTCGGCGCCGAACGCCAGCTGTTCCGCGCGTACACCGGCCACTTCGAGTTCGAGTTGCTCGCTGCGCACCCCGGATGCCCTGACGAGTACCGGCGCGAGAAGCAAGCGCAGGACGCGGCGGACGATGAGCGCCGCAGGGCGTTCTCGGCCAGGCTCGCGGCAGAGGCCCGCGTCCGGTCGTCCCTCATCGTCGTTGACTTCGCCGCCCCGCGGATCTGGCCGGCCTAGCGTCTTCAGCCGGCCGCCCTTCCCCTGACCCGCGCCGGCCGCGCCAGTGCCCATTCCGCGCCGTGCCTATCCGCGTTGCGGGGCCTGCCGTGGACAAGATCATCCTCGGCGACGTAGACGGTGATTCCCGGCTCGGCCTTGAGGCCCTCGAACGCGGCTTCCCTGCTGACGTAGACACCCTGAACCCGGCAGCCGTACCCGTGCGCCTGCCAGGCCTGCGCAACCCAGACCTCATCGCCTTCCATCCGCCCATCATTGCGTACCTGAGGGGAGCGACGTGGCCGACGACAAGGCCCCCGCGTTCGGATTCGCCGGTTCCTGGCCGTTCAACGGCGAGGTGACCTGCGGCGGCCACCCGGTCGGCACCGTCACCTCATGGACGGTCACCGCACCCGCTGACGGGCTGCCCGTGGTGACGCTGACCCTCCTCGCCCCCACCGCCCTGGCCCTGGCCCTGGCGCAGGCGGACATTGCCGTTGACGACCGCACCCGCGATGCGCTGACCGCACTCGGCTGGACGCCGCCGTCAAGGTAGCTGAAGGGCGGGCTGCATGACGCTGCGCTCCCGTCTCGCCGCGGCCCCGGTTCCCGTCGCGAAGGTTTTCGGCCCCGGCATCCCCCCGGCGATCGAGGCCGCTGAGGCGCGAGCCCAGATGACCCCGGCATCGCCGTTCTCGCCAGGCGAGCCGATCGGCCCGTATGACGGGTTCAGCAGGACACCGCGCGCCCATGATTTCGTCACCGGCTACAACATCGCGACGCGGCCCAGGACGCACGAGCGGGTGTCGTTCGAGACGCTCAAGGGGCTGTTCGACTCCTATGATGTGGCGAGGATCTGCGTCCGGCACCGTATCGCGAGCCTGCGTTCGCTTGACTACAAGCTGGTCAGCGCCGAGGGCTACGAGGGCGACATCTCCGCGGAAGTCGCCGAGGGCAAGCGGGTTCTCAAGCGGCCGGACGGCAAGACCCTGTTCAAGCCCTGGCTCGCGAAGTACCTGCGCGGCATCCTGTCCTACGACGCCGGGACGCTCTACCGGATGCGGAACCGCGCCGGGCGCGCAGTCGGGCTCAAGGTTCTCGACGGCACGCTGATAGCGCCGCTGCAGGACTACTGGGGCGACCCCCCGGAGTCCCCGGCCCCCGCGTACGTCCAGTACGTCAACGGCCTGCCGTGGAACTGGCTCACCCGCGATGACCTGATCTACGAGCCGTACGACCCGTCCGACGACAGCCTTTACGGCAAGGCGCCGCTCGAGGACATCCTCCTCAACGCCAACACTGACATCCGGTTCCAGCTGTACTTCCTTCAGCGGTTCACCGAGGGCAACCTTCCCGCCGCCTTCGCGGGCGCACCCGAGTCATGGACCCCGGATCAGATCGAGCAGTTCCAGGAGTACTGGGACGCCTTCACGCTGGGCGACCAGTCCCGCAAGCACCAGGTGCGGTGGATTCCCGGCGGCTCCTCGTTCGCATGGTCGGACGAGAAAGACTTCAAGGACGAGTTCAGCCTCTTCCTGATGCGCAAGACCTGCAGCGCATACTCGATCGTCCCCTCGGACCTCGGGTTCACCGAGAGCGTGAACAAGTCATCCGGCGAGTCGCAGGCTGACGTGCAGCACCGCGTCGGCGACCTCCCGATGGCCCACCACATTCAGGACATCCTGTCCGCGTTCCTCCAGGACGACCTGCAACTCCCGCTCCGCTTCGCGTTCGACCTCGGCGAAGAGCAGGACGACCGGGTTGACCAGGCAACCGCCGATGACAAGTACATGAAGATGGGCGTCGTCGGCCCGAGCGAGATCCGCGAGATGCGGTACGGGCTCACCGACCCCGAGCCGATCCCGCGGTTTATCTACACCGAGCGCGCGGGACCCATCCCGATCTCCTCGCTGCTGGCTGTCGCGGGGCCGGTCGACCCGGCTACGGAGCTTCCTGCGCCGGGCGCCGAACTGCCGCACACCGTCTTCGGCGGCACCGAGGGAGTTCTCCCGAATCCGCCGATCAAGGTCATGAGCCTGGCTGAGCAGGAGTACGGCCCGTCCGCGATGCCCCCGGCACCGCCGCCTCAGCCGAAGATGACTGCGGCCGACGAGACCGCACCGGGTCAGCAGGTCGCCAAGGAAGGCGAAGGCGCCCCCTCGGGGATCACCGCAGACACCGGGATCTGGTCCTACGACCTCGCCGGGGTTGATGACGAGGACGAGGAGCGCCCGCAGCGCCGTTCCCTGCCGGCCGGGTACGCGGTGGCCGAAGACGTGGCCAAGTCCGAGATGGCCGCCTTCCGCCGCTACGCCCGCGGGCGCCGCAAGGCGGGACTGTGGCGCGACTTCCGGTTCGCCGAGGCCGATCCCGTTACCGCGCACCGCCTCAACGACGAGGGGCGGCTAGCTGTCCGCAAGGCCGCAGGCGAGGTCGCCGTCGCGGGCCTCGCGGTCCTGGCGCAGGACACGGGCCGCGTGCTGATGATCCAGCGGGCGCTCAGTGACGACGATCCGGCGGCGGGGAAGTTCGAGTTTCCCGGCGGCCACCTCGAAGACGGAGAGTCGCCGCTTCGCGCTGCATGGCGCGAGTGGTCGGAGGAGACAGGGCTCGCCCCGCCGCCTGGCGCGGTAGCAGGCGAGTGGACGGCCGGAGACGGGATTTACCGCGGCATCGTCTGGACGACTGAGACAGAGGCGTCCGTGCCGGTGCGCGGCGAATCGGTCATCCTCAACCCGGACGACCCGGACGGCGACTGCCCCGAGGTCATCCTCTGGATGGACCCGTGCGACCTCCCCGGCAACCCGATGCTCCGCGACGAGCTCGCCGCCTCTCTCGGTGACGTGCTCCCGCTGCTCGGCTGCGAGCCGGAGGAGATCACCGCGGCGAAGGCGGCTGATGTCCGCCCAAAAGCACGGGCGGTCCCCGTGACTGGCCGGGCTGGAAGCTAGACCTCCAGGCGGCCGGCTACTGGGCTCCGAAGGTCACCGCCGCGGCACGGGAGGCGCTCTCGCGCGATCAGCTCGGCGCCATCGCCTCCGGCTACATCGCCGACCATCCGGATCAGGACGGGAAGGCGACCGGCAAGCGGGAACGCAACGCGGCCGCCTTCGCCTGGCTTGGTGCCCGCGGCGTCAAGGTGCCGATGCAGGATGCCGCCTCGGGGATCATCGCGGATTCGGTGCTGATCGGCGGGGCATCCGCTCAGGCCGCCGTCGCCGGCCAGGACGACGCGGATACGGGCGGCTGGACACCGGGTGACACCGCGGCGGCGGAGGCTGCAGCGGAGGCGCTCGAGCTCGCCGCACTCCTCGCCTCGTTCGGCTCCGGCAGCGGAGACCTCCCGGACATCGCCGGGGACATGGAAGACAGCTACCTCAATGTCGTTGCCCGTGTCCTCGCCGGATGGGACCCCGAGGTCGCCGCGGCCGAGCTCGCGGACATGCTTGAAACCGCTGTCGCTGACGGCGCTTACGCTGAGGCGCTCACCGTCACCCAGATCACCAGCGTGTCCGGGCAGGCTGCACTCAGTGTCTACCTGACGCAGAACGGGATGCTCGTCCAGTGGGCGGCCGTGCTGGACCAGCGGACCTGTCCGCGGTGCATCGCCAACGCGGCGGCCGATCCCCGGCTACCCGGGATTCCGTGGCCTTCCGGGGATCTGTGTCCCGCCATTCACCCGCGCGACAGGTGCGCGCTTGTCCCTGCCGGAGCGTACGTCGCCGGACCGGACGGCTAGGCCCGCAGCTGTGCCATCGCGGACGGGCTCAGTGCCCCGTTCGCGATCAGGAGCGTCCGCCCTGCCGCCCTCCCGGGGATGTGCTCCGAGCATGTGTCGGTCCCGCCCACGGTGGTGATCGCCCCGGTCAGTGCCGGCATGCCCTGCGTTCCCCCAGGCCGCAGGTTCTCAGGCAGGAACGGGGACGGGTCGAAGCCGGGCGGCAGCGGCGTTCCCTCGGGGATTCCGTGCGCGGCGCGTGCCGCTTCGACGGCAGCCTCAAGGGCGCGCTGGTTCGCGGTCTCCCAGGCGATGCGGTTCGCGAGGCACGTGGCGCACAGGTGCCGCGGCGGGATGGCCTGCACTACCTGGGCGAGCATCATGCCGACTGCCCGGGGGAGCTGCTCGAGCAGCGACGCGGCCCGCTCTGCGGCGTCGGCGGTGCGGCTGGCGGGGGACGTGCCGTTGGGGCTGAACGCGGCGGGAAGCGGCGACGGCGACGGGTCTGTGGTCATGCGGTAATTGTGACGGATGCGCGGGGGCGAGGTGACCGTGGCGGACCGCAAGGCCAGGTGCCCGGACTGCCGGAACCCGCTCGCGGAGTGCATCTGCGACGATGACGACATGACCCCGGATCTTCCCGATGGTGCTGGCGCGTGGCTGTCCCGGATGCTCGGCCCGGGCCCGTCGCACTCCGGACCCCCGTACACCCACGTGCACAAGCTCCCGGAGACCGAGGAAGAGATGGCGGCCGCTCCGGAGGTGCCCCCGTTCACGATCGGCAGGGAGAGCGAGTGACCGAGGCTCCGGCATCCGGCGTCTACCCGCTGCACATCGACGGGATGACTTGTAATCCTCCCTGCGACGATGGCCCGTGCGGCGACGGCGAACCGTTCCCGCACGTGTCTTTCCCGGAGCAATGGACGCCAGAGCAGGTAGAGGCGTTCAAGGAGGAGTTCGCGCGGCGCATGGGCGACGCATCCCTCCGGCACGAGATCAGGCTCCTGCCTCCCGGCCCATACGTGGGTGACCTCGTGCGCAATGACGGGGACGCCTGATGGCCGACTCAACCGTCCGCGTGAGGGTTGACCTTGACGAGGAAGCCCTGCGCGACCGGATCATCGAGGTCATCGCAGGGCACGCGATCGTGAAGCCGGGCGAGACTCTCGTCATCCGGGGTGCGGACTGGACACCTAACCAGGTTGAGATGTACCAGGACTACCTTGACGGGCACGGTCTCCCGTTCGGGGTGCTCGTGGTCGCAGGCGACGAACTGGCGGTCGCGAAGCCGGAGCCGGCCGACCCCTTCGCAGACAAGGCAGCACAGCGGGGCGGCTAGCGCCACCACGTCCCGTCTGCCCAGTGCCACGGTGAGTCCGGGTGCGGCTCACGGGCGCACACAGCGGGGCGCGGTCCCTGCCGCGGGCCGCCATACGGGACCATCAGCGGATGCACCGGAACGCCGCTGGCCCAGGCCTCCCGGACGGTGAAGGTAACGAGATCCCGTGACGGCCCCAGCGGGAACAAGACGGCGCCGCAGTGCCGGGGATGCGCTGCCGCCCACTTCCCGATCTCATCCGACGCCCGCTCCGCCAGTTCGTCCGCACTCGGCGCGGTCTCCGCATACCCGGACGGCCGCGACTGGCGCCATAGGTTGTCCAGCGCCCGCCTGATGTCCGCAGCGGTCAGGTACCCGCTCACGATCCTGCCGCCTCTCCCGGCACGGCCGGAGGCCACGGATGGAAGCCGGCGTCGGTGATGGCCTTGCGCATGCTGTCGTCTCCGTAGTCGCCGGAGTCGCGCCACTCAACGGCGTGCCATACGTCGGAGAGCGCGTCCGCTGCCTGCCGAGCACCGTCGAGCAGGTACAGGACGTTGCGGGTAGCGCGTGCCGCATCTCGGTAGCCGAGTTCCTCAAGGCGCTTAGCCATGGCATCGACCATGCCCCGGCGGCGTTCTAGGTCGTCGGTGTTCCAGCAGAGGTAGTCGTACGAACCGCCGCTCATGACTTTCCGCCAGGACGCGGCGCGAATGCGAGATCAGCCATCCACATCGTGGGCGGGTCGACACCCCAGCACAGGTCAACTGCGGTTACCTGGTAGCGGCTGCTGCCCTGCCCGTTGCGCAGTATCAGGTAGTCGCCCGTCTTCGGCGTCGGGTCGGTCCAGCAGGAGATGTGACCTCGCTGGCCGTCATCCTTGGGCTGGAAGGCGTAGTCGGTGCGCGTCAGGTCGTGAGTGACTGCCTCGCGCACTGGCTTCCTGGCTAGTTCTCTGCTCACCCGCTCATTGTCGCGGAGGAGTGTGACTCGTCATGCCCGAAGAGCAGCGGTTCGTTTTGGGCATCGCCTATCAGGCTGGACCCGACCCTCGCATTCAGCGCGGCGTTGACGGCGGCCGGGACTACTTCACTAAGGAAGAACTCGAAAAGGCCTGCTGGAGTTACATGCGCTCCGGCGCCCCGCAGATGAACGCGTTCCACCTCGACGGAACGGAAGACTGCGCGGAGCCCGTCGAGTCGTTCATCTGGCGCTGGCCTGACTGGGACGCCGGAGACGGGGTTGTCGTCAAGGACGGCGACTGGTGCCTCGGCGCGATTCTCAGCCCGCGAATGTGGGCGCTTCACAAGGCCGGCAAGGTCAACGGGCTGTCCCCCGAGGGCACAGCCCGCCGTCGCCGCGTCGCAAAGGAGGGCGCCGTGAGCATCGCCAAGAGCTCAGGCATCGCAGACGACGACGAAGAGATGACCGAGCTGGTCGATGCCAGCTTCCGGAAGGTCGCGCTAGTCGGCTCCGGTGCCAACGGAATCCCGCGGTTCCTCATCGCCAAGGAAGGCGCGAGCGCGGGCCTGGTTGACGCCGCCACCGTCCGTGAACTGATCGCGAAGGCACCCCAGGAGGACCTTGTGCCCGAACCGTCCGACGCGGAGGAAACAGCCCTCCCCAATGGCATCGTTCTCAAGGGCTCCCCGGCCGCCATGGCGGCGTTCATTCACGCCGCGTCAGTGCGGAGCGATGTCACCAAGGCGGAGAAGTCGACGAAGAGCATCAACGACCTCCCCGACTCCGACTTCGCTTACATCGAGCCGGGCGGCAAGAAGGACGACGAGGGCAAGACAGTCCCGCGCTCGCTGCGTCACTTCCCGATCATGGACGCCGCGCACGTCCGCAACGCCCTTTCCCGCGCACCCCAGTCGCCTTTCGGTGACAAGGCCATGCCGAAGATCCGCGCGGCCGCGAAGAAGTTCGGCATCGACGTCGCCAAGGAGGCAGGCGTGAGCAACGTAGCCAAGGACATGGGCACGGAACTTGACGGCGACCCGGATGCGATGGACGCCCTCGACGTGACGATGCCTCTCGCAGAGCCGGTGGAGATGGGCCCGGGCGATCCGACCGTCCCCGGCTCTCCCGCATGGGAGTCGGTTGACGCGGCCAGCGCGGCGAAGTGGCTGGGCGTCCTGGCCCGGGCCAAGAACGCGCTGTGCATGCTCGCCGAGCGGGAACTCCTCGAGGCCGCCTCCGCCGACCCGGACGACGCGGAGAACGCATGGGATCTCGAGGACGCCAAGTGCGCGATCGAGTTCGCGATCGAGACTCTTGCCGTGTTCGCCGCAGGCGAGCAGATGGAGGCCGAGCTCGGCGCGGAGATGGCGGACATCGGCAAGGCTGCCGCCGGATCAGAGGCGCCGCTCGCCGTCATCGAGGGCTTCACCGCGGTCCGCAAGGCAGGCCGCGTCCTCAGTTCAGCGAATGAGGCGGCGATCCGCGGTGCGGTCGACTCGCTCCAGAAGGTTCTCGCCTCCCTCCCGGAGGCGCCCGTTGCCAAGTCCAAGGAGGCCGCGATGACCGCTGCCCAGACCCCGGCGGCGGACGTCGCCAAGGAAACCGCATCCCCCGACGAGCAGGCCCGCAACACCGGGCCCGTGAACGCAGGCGGCACGACCGGCATGGGCGAGCCGCGCATGACCGGCCCGGAGGGCTCCCTGCCCGCGGACGGGCCGCAGAAGGCCATGCCCGGCGATGTCCCCGGCCGGGCCGTCGTCAAGTCGGCGCTCGCCCTCGTCTACGACCGTGAGCGCAACCTCGTCGGCGTCACCGATCAGGCTTCCGTCGTGCAGCGGGTCGCGAAGGCGGACGACGGGGAGAAGAAGGCGATGCAGGCCGTGTTCGACCAGGACGGCGACCTCATCGGCATCGTCGACCCCGACGCGATCCAGCCGGTCACCGGAGCAGGCGGCAAGCCCGCAGACGACGGTGACGGGGAGATGCAGGACAGCCCGGCGGCCGCCGCAGCCCCGGACGACGACATGACCCCCCAGCCTCCCGCGGACGCCGGCACTCCCGCCGAGGACGTCGCGAAGGCCGGGACGCAGAACGTGATCACCCTGACGAGCGACGTGGCCAAGTCCATCGCAGAGCAGGCAGCGAAGACGGCACTCGAAGCTTCAGAGGCCGCCCACGCGCAGGTCGTCGCCAAGATGGCGGCTGACAACGCTGGGCTGGCGGAGCAGGTCGAGGCCATGAAGTCGCGCCTGGAAACGGTGGAGAACATGCCCGCCGCCCCGAAGGTGTTCGCCAACGGGCAGGTCCCCCCGGCGCACCAGCTGCGCGGACAGGACCAGGGCGGCGAACGGCCGGTCGACGTGGCCAAGGCCCGCGCCCTGAAGGAAACCCTCTACCGGGGCACCGCCGCCGAGCAGAACGCCGCCTTCGGCGAGATGCAGCAGATGGCCGTCGACCAGCTCGCCGCCATCCAGCGCCGCTAGCGCACCCCGCCCGACATACCCCCAGCCCCCGTGAGGCACCGCCTCCGGGGGCTTTCGCATGCCCCGAGAAGGAGGCATCCCCATGGCACCTGCAATGCAGGACATCACCGAGGAGACCGTCGCCGCCATCGCCAAGGCGCAGACCACGGGCATCCTCGAGTCCACCGGCATCTACAGCTACGACCTGAGCAACCTCGTCACGCTGATCCCGGTCGTCACCCCGTTCCGCGACATCGTGCCGCGGATGAAGTCCCCCAACGGCAACCCGTTTGCCGTCTGGAGGGCGATCATGAACCTCACCAACAGCCAGCCGGACCCGTCCATGGGCTTCGACTACGCCGCGAACGAGACGGTGTTCCAGGAGCAGGACTTCCAGGCCCGGTACAAGCCGACCGGCCTTGCCGGCCTGGTCACCCAGGACGCATTCGACCTGGCC